TGCGTCGCCTCTGAAGTAGTTGAGGTCGAGCGGCCCGTTGTAGCCGCTGATCCAGCCGTTGGAGGTGTACTGGCGCATGGCCTCGCCGTAGATCGCGTAGTTCCACGGTCGGCTCTGGTAGCCGGTGGGCGCGTTGCTGGCGTACTGGGCGACCCACAGGCCGCAGTTGGCGCGCACGTCGCCGGGTATCTGGCCCAGCGCGCTGGCCTGCACGTACACCATCGGCCATACGCCGGTGAGCGTGTGGACGCGCTGGACGAACCGGCGAACCCAGTCGGAATTGCCCCACTGGGCGTTCTGATAGGACTCCCAGTCGAGCACGAGCACGGCCCTGCCGATGTAGTCCCTCGCCCGGCCGACGAAGTAGTCGGCCTCGGCCTCGGCGTTGTTGCCGCCGGCGTAGTGGTACAGGCCGAGGCTCTTGCCCCGGTCTGTCACGCACTTGGCCTGCGTGCGCCAACTGGAGTTCTCGAAGCCTACGCCCTGGGACACCTTGACTACGGCGAAGTCGTAGCTGGCGGTGCAGGTCACGTTCGAGGCCTGCCAGCCGGACACGTCGATGCCGACCATGTCGGCCAAGGCGGTCGCCGGCGAGACGCCGAGCAGCACGGCGACGACGACCGCGAGGATCCGCGTCACCAGGCTCGGCTTGCTCTTGTTCTTGATGCTCATTCCTCTCCTTTACTGTTGATGGATATGGAAAAGCCCCACCCGATCGGATGGGGCGAAATTTCTGATTGGCTGACTGTTACCAGCGGTCGTCGCCGCCGCGCACGAACATCCACACGACGGTTACGGCGACTATCATCACGATGACGATCATCGACGCCTCCTCAGTTCGCGGATGTCCTCGCGCAGCTCCAGGTGCTCGCGTTCGGCGTTGGCGACGCGTTCGTTCACCGTCTTGAACTCACCGTTCATGTCGTCACGCAGCCCGTCGATCGCGTCCATGACCCGCTTGTGCTTCTCGTCCATGTCCACGCGCAACGGCGCCTGATGGTCGTTCGTGATCTCCCACTTCGTGGCCGACTGCTGGTCACGCAGCCCGCGGATCTGACGGGACTGGATCACCGCCACTATGACCGTGGCCAGGCTCGGCACGACGGCGATCAGGATCACCGCCCACAACGGGGTGCCTGCTGGAGGGGTCATGGATCGTTCCTTTCGGCGTATGCTCTGAGGTATGAGTGATGACGTGTTGACGCCGGGTGGTCAGGTGAAGGCCATCGGCGAAGGTGTGGAATCGGCCGGCAAGGGTGTGGAGCGTGCGACGACGGGCATTTCGAAACTGGTCACGTCGATCAGCGAGGCTGTTCGGTCCGGGGACGGAACGCGCGGAAAGCGGGCGATATTCCGCAAGTCCGTCGGGGACGCGCGCCGCTTGTTCGGCGACGACGTGCTGTCCGATGAGGAGGAGCACGCGCTGGCCTGGGAGTACGTGCGCACGGTCAACGGTTTCGAGAACCTGAACGCGGTGGGACGCATGGCCGAGGACGCGTGCCGTGCCGGCAGCGTGGATGTGTCCGGCGTCGATCGGCTCCAGCCGGACTGGTGGGACGCGTTCGAGGACGGCGCCTCGCACGCGTACGACGACGAGGTGCGGGCCATATGGGCCCAGCTGCTGGCCGGTGAGATCAACCGTCCTGGAACGTTCTCGAAACGGACATTGACGACGTTGAACAACATGTCACCGCTTGAGGCCCAGCGTTTCCGGGAACTGTGCTCCTGGTGCTTCGATGTGCGCTGCGAAGGCGAACCTCCCTATGCCGTGCCCCTGCTGGCTCAGGTCGACGGCAAAGGAAGGACTTATGGCGGATTCCCGTTGCCGCGCGGGACGGTCCTTGAGGACGCGGGGCTCGTCACCCAGTCAACCGGGCGGAAAATCGTGTTCCGGCCTGGCCCAAACGCCATCATCGTCAACGGCGACGTACGACAGGTATGGAACAGCGAGAGGCACACCGTCTGCTTCATGTCCGGATACTCATTGACATCGACTGGACGCGAGTTGGCGTTGCTGTGCGCCCACGGGACCGCGGAAGATGATATCCCGCGCCTCATCAGCGAACGGTTCGAGAACGATATGCCCACGATAGGGCAGTGGATTGTGCTGAACCCACCGTCCGGATCGTCCGAGTTCGTCCCATCAGCCGTCCATGAGACGGAACGGGCTCACCTGTACCGGTGAGGCCCGGAACATCCAGTCGCATCGGGGGATCGTCCCGTCGGCCGTCGGGTTGGCGATCTCGCCGGACGCGGCGCTGAAGTACCGGATGTAGTGTGACGGGACGCGCCCCGCCTATCGGTCGGGTTCGTCGAGTGGGACGCTGCCCGTGAGCTGGATCCATCCCTCGTTGCTCCGGATGGCGCCGGGGCCGATGGCGATTCTCCCGTACGCGTCGATCTCCAGCACCGGTCGCGCGGTCCATGATCTTCGCGGTCACGTCGCCATCGACCCGGCATCACCACCTCCACGAGGTCACGATACTTCCTTACAGGGTTCTGAGGAAGTGTTCGATGATGGTGCTCCGGTATTCGTGGGCCTTGGCGTTGGGGTGGGCGTCGGCGTCGGACAATCTGAACGCCTTGTTGCGCAGTTCCACAGCACGCGGGCTGACGTCGATCCCGTTGCGTCCGCCGATTCCCATGGGCACGGACGGGTCGCCCTTGAGGTCCAACCAGGGCACTCCCCAGTATCGGCAGATGTCCTTGATCGCGTCGGCGTATGTCTCGGTCATCCACGCGTCCGGTATGATGACGCCAATCTTCGCGTACGGCATGTCGGTCAGGAAACGTTCGAACACGGTGTTGTACGCGCCCCACAGGGTCGTGTTGCCGGTGTCCTGTCTGGAGCCGATCTGTCCGGCGGTTAAGTTGTATTCGTTCAGGCCGAACATGAGCGTGATATAGTCGACGTCGTTAGGGACAGCTAGGTAACGTTCCACGGAGAACGGGTTGTTCGCCCCTTCGATGTTCGTAAAGTCGCTGCCGGATATGGCCTCGTTGACTAGGGTCATGCCGTTGCGCTTGGCAATCCACCACGGATAGGATTTCACGGTCCCGAGGTCGTGGTCATAGTCGTCGCCGGTCAGTCCCGCGCCTGCGGTGAAGCTGTCACCGCAGGCGACGTACTTCTTTCCGTACAGGACGTTCGATGCATAGGACGCCACGTTCCTGGAATCGATGTAGTCGCCGAGTGCCACCGGAGCCGTCGAGACGACCTGGAATTTGTCCGCATCCGGAACGACGTATCCCAAGAACCCGAACCGTATGTACGCGCCACCGATCCTCCTGCACTCGTGCAGGGACACGGTAAATTCCACGCTCGTGATTTCACTCGTGTCCTCGTTGTCGCCGAGGATGCGGATGAATTCGTAGTCGCGATTGTAGAGCGCGGCGGCGCGCGAATCATACGCCACCATGGTCCTCACGGTGACGTACGCGTCTCCGAGCAGGTCGAGGTCGATGTAGTCGGACGTGTACCCAGGGTCAAATGGGGTGGCACCGCCCGATTGGTTCAGGAACGCGCCGGCCGTCATCTCGTCGTACCTCGGGCTCAGCACGGTCTCGTCGCCGAGGAGAAAGCCACGCCCGTACACCAGGCCTTCCACGTCGGACAGGACGCCGCCGACGACGTCCGACACCCTGCCGACGTTAAGCGCGGTCGCGTACCTGCCGTCCAGCATCCACCGTATGGCCTCGCCGTCCTTCTCGCGCAGCGACAACGTGACGTCCGAGGTTGAATCCGTCCATGCGAACGACTGGGCACGCATGTACGAGGCGCCACCCGGCACTTGGAACACGTACTCCCCGTTGGGGTTATCGGTTTTCACGCTCCCGATATTGCGCATCAGCGAATCGTAGAAGAATACGGACTGCGCGCCGTTGGACGATCCCGTGTACACGTACTCCTCGCCGGCCGACGCCATGACCACGTCGGTCACGTAGCATAGGACCCCGGCGACGGGGTTGAATCTTATGCCGTTGTTGTCCAGTACCTCGCCCCTGTGTAATATGACGCGCACGCCCGACACGCCCGACGCCGACGCCTCGCTCACCGAAACACACAATCGCGCCTGCGCCCTGACTGCCTCGCCGGCCGACCCGTACGTTGTCCCGTCCGCGCCCACGCGCACGTCCCTCAACTCGGTCCCCACGTCCCCGCCATCCGACCCGGACGCGACGACCACGTCCAAACGGGACGACAGGGCGTTCAGACGGTCACGCATGTCCCCGGCCAGTTCGGAGGCCGCCGTGCGACCCGCCTCCAAACCCGCCGCGCCGCCCGCCGACCGCGCCACGGCCGCCACGTCCGACGACACGGGCATGGTCGCCTCCATGATGTCCACTATCTGCTCCGTCATATCAAATCCTTTCGCGAGACTTTCAATCCGACAGGGCGTAATAGCCCCAGCCCAACGTGCGCGTCGTACCGCCGTCCGGGGAGGTGACCGTGACCTTCCACTGACCGCACCGGCGCGACGCCCACACCGCGTCCGCGAACGCCGAAGGCGGGATGTCCGCAATCGCATACCCGTCCGATGTCATCTCCCCGCACGCCTGCGAATACCACAACTCCGAACCATCCGAACTGCGCAGTTCGACCACGCCGCTCCACGAGCCCAGATCCACCGCCTTCACGGTCCCGTCCGGATACCTCTGCCGCCACCGGCCACCCAAACGCTCGCTGTCCCCACGCACCAGGCGCACGTCCAGACGCCCGACCTTCCTACCCATAGTCGCCATACGTGTTTCTCCCGTCTATTCGAGCGCCGGCTTGGAGCCGGGCACGTAGCCTTCCACATAGCTCGAGATCGCCCCGAACTGCACGTTGCACCAGTTCAGCAGTACGCTCGTGTTCCGCGCCTGCTTCTGCAAGTCGGCGGTCACCGTCTGCAGGTACGCCACCGTTTCGCCCTGCTGGCCCACGATCGATTCCAACTGCTTCTGCTGCGACTGCAGGGACGCCTGCTGCTGGCGGAGCTGTTCCTGCGCGGTCTTCAGTTCGGCCTGCTGCCATTCGAGTTGCTTCTGCTGTTCGGCAAGCTGCCGTTGCTGTTCGGCGATCTGTTCCTGTTGCTGCTGCAGGATGATCTGCTGCAGGCCCTGTGCCTGGGTGAGTTCGTCGAGTTTCGAGGTCAGTTGGGTCAGTTCGGTGCCGGTGGGCCGGTTCGCCTCTTTCTTCGATGCCTCGCGTTTGCGTTGCGCGTTGACCTGACGGGAGGCCCAGTCGGCGCCCGGCGACGAGTACACGCGGGTCAGATCGGTGACCGGCGTATCCAAGGGTTCGCCCTTGTCGGCGTCGACGCTCGTGACGACGGCTTGTGCGAGGAGCCTCATACCTTCGTCGTTTGGGTTGATGCCGGTGGCGTGCATGTCGTGGTCGGAGCCACAGATGGCGCGCATGTTGTGGATGACGAGCGCGTCGGCCGAGGTGCCCGCGAGGGTGATCGCGGTGAGCACATGCCCCTGTCGCGCGATCGCCTCGGCATCGGTGGCATCGGGGATGCAGCCGGGACCTACGCCCACGACGATGCGCGCCACGGGAAACAGCCTCTTGGCTTTGGCGATCGTGTCCGCGACCGTCTGCTGCATGTTGGCCAATGACTCGTAGGAGTCGGTCAATCCGGCCATCAGGAACACGTAGCCGACCTGATCATGTGGATAGCCGGCATCCGCGTTGGCCGCGTCGAGCTGCATACTGATGGTGTTGCCGTCGATCAGGTATCCGGCGTTGGTTTTCGCGTAGTTGTGTTCGGTCAGGTTCAGTTCGCCGCTGGCCAGCGTGCTGTACCGTTTCGCCGTCGCACTGGCACCAGTGCCCTGGGTGACGCTGTCGCCGCACCATACGGCGTGCGTTCCCGCCGGTATGGCGCGGGTCTGGTTGATTCCGCTCACGTCTCGTTCCTTTCCTGGGCCTGCAGGGTGAGCCAGTCGCTGTCTGCCGAGCCGCTCAGGTCGGTGATCTTCAGTCTGAGCAACCGGGAGCCGAGGTGGTCGTCCTCGACGCGCAGGTCGGCATGGTCGCCGACTTTCACATGGTGTTCCTCACCGACCTTGACCTTGTAGGTTTCCGCGGGGAACGCGCCCTGGGCGAGGTCTCCCAATGCGTGGGCCTGCAGCGTCTTCAAATCGCTGACCGTGGTGTGCGTGGTATCCGCGGACTGGCAGAACAGGTAACCCTGGTCGGTGAGCCGGGCGGTGGTGCGCCGGCACATGAGGGTCTTGTCGCCGTCCTTGCCGCCGGTGAGCCACGCCTGCGAGGTCATCGACCCGCCGGCCCCAGCCACCGAGGAGAGGATGACGCGCTGGCCGGGTATCACCGCGTTCCACTGGTGCGTTGAATCAATGAGCTCGTTTCCGGCATGCAGGTCGAATATGAGACTCCCGTCGGGTTTGACACGCGGGTCGAAACGTATCTCGATGCCGTGTTCGAGGTTGGTCAGGTCGAGGATCCGGTCGGCGCAGGTGGCCAGATCCCACGCGTAGTAGGTGCGGGTCCTGTCGCCACCGGTCGTCGCGGGCAAGCCGATGGGCAGGCTGCCCCATTGCATGGCCTCGGCGGTCAATCCGCGTGCGATGTCCGCGTAGCTGCCTTTCAGGGTGAGGTCCATGTCTCCGGCGGGGTGTTTCTCGTCGAGGAGCATGCTCCCGTCGCGCCACGAGTCCTTGAGCGCATGGTTGATGACGAGTCGTTTGGTCAGCAGGGTCAGGCCGCCGCCCACAGTGAGCTTCAGGCTCCGGTTCTCGGCATCCCACTCCCAGTCCGTCAACGGGCCCGCATGCACCACTTCGAAACCGCCATTGGTGGCGCGTTGCAACGCGATCAGCGCCTTCCAGCAGCGCAGGGATTCGAACAGTCCGAGTCTGGCGGCGGTCCGCGTGTAGTCGACGGTCACGTTCATGGATCCCGGCTGGTTCAATGATTCCGTCCAGTCGGCCGCCGTGTAGGGCAGCCGGTAGAGATGCCGGCCGGTGACCGGCTCGTACACATGCACCGTCAACGGGGCAAACTGTGATGCCATGAGGTCACCTCCATGCCGGTCGAACGATCATCAACACCGCTCCCCCGCCGACGACGACGGCCGATACGACGGCGCCGCCCGACGGGATCTGGAATGCGTCGTCATAGGTGACAATGCCCGCGCTGGGTATCATGTCCCGGAAATCCAATGCCAGATTCTGCGCATCGCCCTGCCATTGCACGCGATGCCCGGCATACGACAACGTCAGCGAGGTCGCATGCCCCGATATCCTCACGTTTGGCCATGTGGCCGCCGTGCCGGGGTTCTGGCAGCGGATCACGCCGCCGGATGCCGTGTAGGTGACCGGCTGCCCGTATTTCAACGGGTCGGGGCAGGTGATGACCAGGCCGAATTCGAAGCCCTGTTCCTTCCATCGCATGGTGGGTTCGGGGTCGGCGGCGAGCATGCCGGTGAGTTGGCGTGTTCCTGCGGCGGTTTCCTCGATGATGGTCAGGGGTTTGCCGAACAGGGCGTTGATGCGGTCGCGTTCCTGTGCGGCTTCGGCGCTCGATAGGCCTCTGATTACGCAGTCGAGGCTTATCGAGCGTGGTTTCTGGGTGATGCGGCTGGGCCAGTAGTCGCCGTCCTGTTGCGGGATCGATGTGGTGGATTCTTTCATGCCGGGGGTGCCGAACAGGCCGGTGATGCCGTTCTTCTTGATGGCGTGGATGTGGTGTTTCCACCGGTAGTCGTCGCGCAGCGGGATGGTGTCGGTATCGGTGACGATGGTGATCCGGGTCACTGGCTACTCTCCTCCCCAGCCGCTTGCCGCGGCCTTGGTGCGCAGGTCGAATTCGTTGAATATGTCCGCGCTGTTCATGCCGTGCGCGTCGATGGACACGTTCACCGTGTTCCCCTCCAGCGTCCGCTGGCCGGCGGTGTTCTGCGCGGTGCCGGCTGGGTTGGTGACGGTGGCGGGTTTGACGCTCCGGTAGGCGAGTTCGACGCCGTTGGCGGCGGCTTGGGCACGCTGCATGGCGGCTTGTATCGCCTGTTCGGCCTTGCCCGCGTTGTCCGTGACGCCCTGGGCGAGCCCTTCCACGATGGCCTGGCCGGAATAGGTGGTCCATCCGCGTCCGCTGAACGGGCCGCGTTTGGCCGGCGAATGCGGGATGAACGAGCTGATCTTGTCCATCACCCATCCGATGGCATCGCCTGCGGCGTTGATCATCGACATGATGCCGTCGATCAGCCCCTGGATGATGGCCTTGCCGGCATTCCACAGCCAGGTGCCCGCGCCGGCGAGCGCCCCGAGGATGATGTCCTTGATGCCGGAGACGATGCCGCCGAGGGCTTGGACTGCTCCTGAGACGACTTGTTTGAAGCCTGCCCAGACTTGTGTCCAGTTGCCGTTGAGGATTCCGGCGATCATGTTGATGACGCCGCTGATGATGTTGACGAGGCCTTGTACGACGGTGCCGATCGAGTTGATGACGCCGGTGATGTACGGGAGGGTCGCCTGGATGGCGGGTAGCAGGGTCGCTTGGATGAATCCGATGATCGTGGTGATGATGCCGCCGACCACTGGTGCCATCTGGGTGACGGCGTCCATGATCGGTGTGAGTACGGTCGGGATGATCGGCATGAGGGTGGCGATGACCTGGCCGATGACGGGGATCAGTGCCGCGACGAATCCGGTGACGGCGGGCATGATTTGTTGGATCATGCCGCCGATCGCGGTAACCATCTGGTCGAATGTGGGTTTCAATCCGTCGAGGATGGTTTTGAACTGTTCGAGCAGCGGGTTGAGGGTCGCTCGGAATACCGATTGCAGTTGTGGGCTGGTGGCGATGAGTGCGCCGAGGCCTGCGGTCAGTATGCCGAGTGGGCCGCCGAGCATGGCCAGTGGTCCGCTCAAGCCGCCGAGCAGTCCGCCGAGCAGCGGGATCTTGGATAATAGTGGTGCGATGCCGCCGGCTCCCAGTGCGAGGAATGCCGCGCCGATTGGGGCGAGTACGGTTTTGAACTGGCTTGCCAGTCCGGTGATCTTGCCGATGGCCTGTTGGATGGGTTCGGGCAGGATTTTGGTGATTTCGCCGAGCATGCTGGGCAGGGAGGCGATCAGGCTTTTGACGATGACGCCGATGCGGGGGCCGATGTTCTTGATGACGGTTCCGATGCTGGTGACGAGCTGGTTGGTGAGCTTGCCCATGTCGGCGTCGTTCTTGCCGAGTTCGGTGAGCCAGTTCTGCCAGGCCGCCTTCATGCTGCCGACGGAGCCTTCGATGGTGGTGGAGGCTTCCTTGGCGGTGGTGCCGGTGATGCCGAGGTTGTTCTGGACCTCGTGGATGGCCTGCACGACGTCGCTGAATTTGTCGATGCTCAGGTCGCCGGCTTGGCCGTTGGCCTCGCGCAGCTTGTTGGCGTCCAAGATGAGGCGTTCCATCTCGGTTTTGGTGCCGCCGTACCCCAGTTTGAGGTTGTCGAGCATCTGGTAGTTGCCGCGCGCCAGACTCTGGTAGGTCTGCTGGATGCTGTCGAGGTCGGTGCCCATCTTGTTGGCGTTATCCGACATGTCGACCATGGCGGTGTTGCCGAGTTCGGCGGCCTTGGAGGTGTCGCCGCCCAGCGAGCTGATCAGCGAGGCGCTGAAGCTGGTGATCTGCGCCATGTAGTCGTTCGCGGATACGCCGGCGTTCTTGTACGCGTCGGCGGCATACGCCTGCACGGTCTTGGATGAATCCTTGAACAGGGTGTCGATGCCGCCGACCGCCTGCTCGTAGCTGGCATACGCGCCGACGGCGCTTTTGCCCACCCCGATCAATGCGGTGCCGAGCGCCCCCACGCCTGCGGCCAGGCCGCCGACACTGAGCGTGGCCAAGCCCTTGACGGAGTCGCCCACGCTCGACAGTTTCGCCTTGATGTCGGTGCCGACCGCTCTGAACGCGCCTTTGATGCCGTTGGCGGCGCTCGACGCCATGGGGGCGATTTTGTCGAACACGTTGCCGACCGCGCTGCCCACGGGGGCGAGGTATCCGCCGATCGCGCCGCCAACCGCCTTGAACGGCGTGGCGATGGTGCCGGCGAACTTGCCGATGGCGGCCTTGGCGGGCGCGAACCGCTGGTTGAGACCGTAGGAGAAGTCGGTGCCGAGCTGCTTGGCGATGGCGGCGCCGTTCTTGAACGGAGCGGCGATCATGCCGCCCCATTTGCCGACCGTTCCGGTGATGGTGCCGGTCAGCTTATGGACCGCGCCGCCGATCCTGCCCATGACGCCCGCACCGTCGAGCATGGCCATGTCGGCGTTGACCCACCCGGCGCGGAACTTGCTCAACCCGCTGGTGATCGGACCGCTGATCGCGCCGGCGAGGCTGCCGAACGCTCCGGCCAACCCGGTGGCGTTGTCCTTGCCTGCATCCAAATCCCGGAATCCCATCTTGAATCGCGCGAACATGCTCTGGTTCGCGATGGCGAGCGCTTTGGCTTGTGTTTCCGCGTCCTTCTGAACGGTGGAGAGGGTTTCCTGGGCGGATTTGAGGTTGCCGGTGGCTGCGGCGAGTTCGACGTCGGCGAGTTTGACGCGTTCGCGTGCCGCTGCGAGTCGTTGTGATGCGGCGGCTGCCTGTGCGCTGTCGGCGCCGTGCTGTTTGACCGCGTTCGCGTATGCGTTTTCGGCTTGGATGGCTGCTGCGGTGGTGGTCTGCTGCTTGATCCTCGCTTTGGAGACCGCGGCGGAGGCGGAGGCGACGTCTTTGGAGAGTTGTTTGACCTGGTCGCCTCCGACGTTTTTCATGGCGTCCTTGGCGGTGGTGCCGAGTTCCTTGCCGAGTTGTTTGCCGGCTTTCGTGCCGGCGCCTTTGAGGGAGTCGGCGAAGCCTTTGGCTCCTTCGCGTCCGGAGCCCGCCATTTCGTTTTTGACGGTTTTTTTGAATCCGGTCATGACGGGGAATACGCGGACGGCTCCGGTGCCGACGATCTTCGCCATGGTGGTCTCCCTCTATTCGGTTATGTCCTCGATGGTGGTGGGGATGATGATTTCCTCGTCCAGCTCCGCGAGCGCCTTGTTGATCTCGTCCGGTGTGGTTTTCGCGGCTTCGATCTGGTTGCGGTGGCGTTGCATGGTCCATGGCATGATGTTTTCGGCTGCTTTGCCGTCGCCTATGGTGGCGGCGAGTTGGAGCAGGTCGATGAGTCGTGCGGGGTATGCCCAGTCGGCGAGTTCGGCGCACAGGGGGTTGCCGGGGTCGTCGAGGAGTTGGCCGGTGAGGTCCCAGGCTTCCCTGTAGGCGATGGCGGTGCCGATCTGGTTGGCGCTGATGTTGTAGCGTTCGCGGAATGTGGCCGTGAACGCTTGCCGGTGCTCATGGTGGAGGCGGGCGAGGGCTGTTATTTTTCCAGGACGAGCTGGTTGAGTTTTTGGAAGGTTTCGAAGTATTTGTTGGCCATGTCGATCATGGATGGTGTGGGTTGGGCGAGGAATTTCTTTGCGTCGTCCTTGCCGGCGATTTTTTCGATGAGGCGGGTGAACTGGTCGACGCTGGATACGTCGCCTTCGGTGATGTCGTTGACGTCGTCGAGGCTGAGGTTCAGTGGCATGCTGATGATGGTGCCGTCGGGGAATTTGCCGTAGAAGTGGTTGTCGCCGATGGCGTATTTGCATTTCGCGGCCTGGGCGAGCTGTTTGAGTGCGGCTTCTTCCTGTTCGCTGGTCCAGTCGTCGAAGTCGATGTCGGGGATGGTGTTGGTGGTCATGGTCGGGTGCCTTTCGATGATCGTGGGGACTGCATGGGTTTGTCGGGTTGGTGGGGGTCTCCCGCAGCGACCCGACTGCGTTGCGGGAGACGTTTTGGTTAGGCGGCTGCGGCCACGGGTATGGTCGTCGTGCCGCTGGTCTTGGCGCCGATGGTTGCGGTGACTTTGGCGGTGCCCTCCTTGATGAGGGTGAGCGTGTTGCCGTTGACCGTGGCGATGGCCGTGTCCAGTGACGTGAAGGTCGCCTGGCTTGTGGCCATGCTGCTGGTGCCGTCCGTGTAGGTGGCTTTGGCGCCGAGCTTGAGCGTGGCTCCGGCTTTGAGGTTCGTCGGCAGCGTTCCTCCGGTTTCGGAGGTGACCGTCACCGACGTCAGGGTTTTGGGGCGACGAGCCATTCGCGGTAGAATCCGCCCCATTCGTCGTTGCGGATCCAGTCGAAGGTGACGGCGTTGCCGCCGGCCTCGCCTCGTGTGCTCTGGTCGGGTTCGACGGTCTGGATGCGGCCGAGTCCGTTGCGGCGCAGGCTCATGCCGTTCTTGCCCTTCAGCACCTCGAACATGGGGAAGGTGCTGTCATTGTCGCCATCGACGGTGATCATGCCGTTGGCATCCGGGGTCTTGCCGGTGGTGAGCTGGCGGACGACGTCGTTGAATTCGGCGAGTGTGACCTGCAGGGTGCGGCTCTTGGATCCTCCGAGCTTGTATCCTTCCTGGAAGAATTCGATGTCGTCTTCCTTGTCGCCGCCGTCCTGCGGGCCTCCGTCCTGTTTGAACAGGCCGACCTTGACGTAGCCTGCGGGGAGCGCGAGCGGTGTGGCCGCGCCTGCCGCGGGTTCCACCCATTTGGCTTCGCCGGTGAGCTGCACGGCGAGGAAGCCGGTGATGGGCACGAAGACCTTGGTAAGGTCGTTGCCCTCGACGTCTGCTGTCATGATGATTTCCTTTCCAAAAAAACCGGTTATTCTGTTTCGCGTATCTCGCCCATGCAGTGGTATTCGACGGTGAGATACGAGTGGGCCACGTCGGCCGTGTCGGCGATCGGATAGGGGCCGCTGCACGCCTCCACGCTGGTGATGGGGCTTGCCGCGGCCTGGCTGATCGTCGGATCGGTGAGGAGCGCGGCGATCAGGCGCGCGAGGTCGTCGCACTCCCGGTCGTTCTGACGGGTTCCGGCGCGGATGTTGACGGCGAGTTCCTGGTCCCATTGCACGAGGTCGTATTTCGTGGGCGTGAGCTCGTCGACCGTGATGAGCGGCCTGGCGAGCGGGTAGGGCATGGTCTTCGGGGTTTTGGTGCCGATGTCCACGTCATGGCCGAGCCGGCCGAGCCGGCCCGCCAGGTATTCCACGGCCCAGCGTTTGAGGTCGGCGGGCAGTACGATGGTCGTCATTTCACCTGCCTCATCGCGTTGGCGAGCGTGTGGTGCTTGGTTTCGACGGCCATCGCGTAGTCCTCCTCGCTGCTGACCACCTGCCATGCGTTGCGGTTCCTGAATTCGACGTGCTCCACATACAGGCTGTCCCGGTAGTTGCCGGTGACCACGGGCGCGGTGGCGACGGCGATCTGCAGGGCCTGTTTCGCCTTTTCCTCGCACATCCCGTCGATGCCGGGCTCCTTGAGGATCGTGTCGAAGTACGCCTGGTTGAAGTGCATGTCGGTGTCGCCCATCTTGGCCATCAGCCGCCTCCCGCCACCTGTTCGAGGTCGGCGACCAGGGTGGGCCGCCAACCGGTGTAGGGATTCCTGTCGGAAGCAGGGATCCCGGTCACCCGCCACGTGTCGCCGTTGATGATGATCCGGTCGTGGACCTTGATGTCGATGTCCGGATCCGGGACGATGAGCTGCTTGTCGCTCACGATGCCCTGGTCGCGGGGTTCGCTTGTGGCGGAGTCGACGCTGGAACGGCTATACAGATACCCCTCGAACGCGAGGACGAGCGGGTTCGACCAGTCCTCGTCGTAGACGAGGCCTCCGTCGCCCATGATCGGCCGGGCCCGCTGCCGGGTCATCGGCGTGAGGCTGGCCATGCCGAAATCGCTGATCTCATTGATACTGTCTTCGAAATTCATCGTGGCCCCCAGTTCAGTCGATACGGGTCGAGCATGGACTGTTCGACCTGCAGGAGCTGCACGCCGAGGGTGGTGCCCCCGTAGGTGAGGTAGCTGACCGATGCGCCGTTGACGGACTGGCTGGCCACGCCGGGCTGGGTTCGCGCCCTCTTGGCGAGGGTGCGCAACAGTTCGGCGATTTCCGGCACTTCGTCTCGCGGATACCCGTGGTTGAGCGTCACGGTGACGCTTCCGGGCCTGTCCGGCCAGCATCCCGTGCGCAGCTGGATGGTGCCGGCCACGCTCCAATCAATCCGGTCGACGAGTTCCCTGCCGTCGACAAGGATGCTTGTGATGGAGTTGACGTGTTTGGACGGCAGCGTGAGGATGCTGCCACCGTAGGCGTCGACCTTGAGCGTCTCGTCGATATCGGGGGTGACGTGCCAGCCGCAGTAACGGCGGATTGATGCCTGTGCGGCCTTCATCCACCATTGCGTGTCGATCTGGGGATTGCCGTCGACGATGTCGGGAATCGGCATGGCTGGCTCCTTCCATCAGGCGGTGGCCGTGGTTACGGGGATCGCGGCCGTGGAGTTGTCGGTCTTGGTCAGGGTGCCGCCGGTTATGTTGCCGTCGGAACCCCTGGTCAGGCTGATGGATTTCACGCCGACTCCATCCGTACCTGGAGTGCCCGGATCGCCTTTGGCTCCTGCCGGAATGCCGATGGTCAACACCCCGTTGGCGAGTGTCGCGGTGGGAGCCGTGCCGGCGGCGAGCGCGGTGGCTTTGACGCTGGTGATTTTCTGGCCTCCGCCTGAGAGGTCGAGGGGTTTGCCGTCCGCGTCGTACAGGGCGATTTCGCCGACTGCGGTGGTCGGGTCGAGTGGCTGTTGGACTGTGCGGAATTGTGCCGCTGTCATTCAGGCCTCCTTTTTGGTGGCCTTCGTGGCTTTGGCGTTGGCCTTGGCCTCGTCTGCGGTGAGTACGCCCGCCACCGGTTCGATGGTTTCGGATTCGGGCTCGGGTTGCGGGGTTTCCACGGGTGCCTCGATTGCGGGAGGTTCGGTGGCCGCGTGGCGTGGCGCGTCTTCGGGGCGGTAGCGGATGCCGTTGATGACCTGCATTGCGATTTGGCTGCTCATCACTTGGCCTCCAGTACGACGAAGTTGGCGGGGCGCCAGATGACCTGTGCGGCGCGCAGTTCGGCGCGTACGTAGGTGAGGTTGCGGCTGGCGTAGTCCTTGTGCTGGTTGAATGCTTCGACGGTCAGGCCGCTGCGGTCGAGCAGGGCCATCTGGCGGAAGTCGCCGACGATGGCCTTGCCGGCTGCGATCTGGTCGCATTCGACGAGCGGGCGGCCCCATACGGTGGTGGGGCCGGTGCCGAAGGGGCCGTTGCCCATGAATCGCTTGTTGACGTCGGTCATGAGGTCGATCTTCTCGGCGTCTTCGGGGTTGACGAGGATCGCGGACGCGGTGGCGCCTACGGCGCGCAGCTTGGTCAGGGACTGGCGGATGGCGACCACGAGGTTGCGCGCCTCGTCGTCGGCCTTGGTCCAGTTCCCCGCCTGCACGCCGGTGGTGTTGAGCAGGCCCTTGGGCTGGCCGTTGGTGCCGGTGCCGTTGAGCAGCATGTCGGCGAGCTTGAGCTGGAAGCTGTAGTCGAATTCGTTCTGCAGGAAGCTGGCCATGGCGGAATCGTCTTCGAGCAGCTGGTTGGTGACGGTGTAGCCGTCGGCGTAGCCGTAGACCTTCGCGTCGGCGAGCGCGGTGGCGAATGTGGACTGTGGTTTCTGCGTGTCGGTGGCGTCGTCGCCGGTGTTTTCGGGGATGATTCCGGTGTTGCGGGTGACGCTCAGGATCTGCAGGTATTCGAAGTCGCCTTTGGTGCTGCCTCGGCTGATGAGGTCGAGCAGGGTGATGGCGGGCCGGTTGATCAGGTCGACGGCTGGCATGCGTGTGGGCTGCAGGTGGGCGATGGGCGTGCCGATGGCGTTGCCGGCCTTGGCCTGGAAGTATTCGTCCATGGTGCCGATGCGGGTCTTGTCGATGCGGATGGCGCCGCCGGTGCCGAGTGTGTCGGCGGTCTTGTGCCAGGTCTTGTAGGCGAGGCCGCTGACGAATCGCTGGCCGAGGTCGTGGCCTTCGAGATTGTCCTCGTTCTTTTCGGCTTCGCCGAGGCTCTTGGTGTCGCCGGTGAGGATGCCGTCGAGTCGTTTGGTGTTGGCTTCGGCGTTGGCGAGTACCTGCTGGAGGGTTTCGGCCTTGGTACAGGTGTCGTCGAATTCCTTCTTTTCCGCGGCGGTGAGGTCGCGGTGCTCGTTGTCGGCGTTGGCGAGGATTTCCCGTGCGGTTTTCTTGAGGTCGTTGATCTGCTGCTGGAGATGCATTATGGGTGTTCCTTTCGGAGGGTGTGGTTGGTTTATTGGAGGTTGAGGAGGCGCAGGCGGCGTGCGGCGTCGGTTTTGCGCGGGGCGGGATCCGTGGCGGCGGTTTTCTCGTCGTGTTCCGGCTGCTGGTCGGGGTCGAGGCCGAGGACGGCTTTCTTGGCGCTGACCTCGGTTGCCTGGTTCATGCCGATCGGGCATATGGAGACCTCGTATAGGTCGAGCCGGCGCAGCTCGTAGTAGCCGGGGCTGATGGTGCCGTCGTCGTTTTTCCGGCTGTCGACCCATGCGCCGTCCTCGATGTCGAACGCGAAGCTCATCTGGCTGACGCGGTTCTCCTTGAGGAGTTTGGCGACCTGTTTGCCGAGTGCGGTGCCGGTGTCGATGTCGCCTTCGACCTTGAGCCCGTGCTCGTCCTCGATGGCGCTGGTGGTCAGGCCGAGGTTCTTGAACGGGTCGTCGGTGTCGTGGTTCCAGTAGACGGGGATTCCGGCGCCATGATCCGGGTATCGGCTGGCGAGGGTCTGGGTGAACGCGCCCTTGACGATCTTGTCGCCGCCGAGGTCGATGTGCCAGAACACGGCGGCTTAGCCGGTGAATCCGGTCGTTTCGCCTTCCTCGTTGGTGCGCGCCTTGACCGGCGTGCGTATGGTCTTGGTCAGCATCATGGCTGTCCTTTCTCTGGTTCGCTGGTTGGCAGTTGGGCGTCTCCCCTGCTTTCGGTCTGCCCGTCGTTGGGGCTGGTCTGGCCGCCGATGAGCACGTTGAGCGGGGTGACGAGGCCTTCGCCCTCGTCGAGCTTGGTCTTGTTGAGGAGTTCGCGTGCCTCGTTGGTGGTGAATATGGGTCGGCCCGTGGCGGTGACGAGCGCCTTGTATTGGGCTTCGGGATCGCCGCGCAGTTGGGCGTCGCGGTCGAATTCGAGGTATACGCCCTTGTCGTAGATCTGCAGTCGGTCGCGCAGGCACAGGTTCAGGGTCTGCTCGAGGCTGACGATGTACGGGTCCAGGTAGGTGCCGTAGAGCATCTGTTTGAAAGCGGTGAGGTTGCTGAAGTTGCCTTCCCTGATGCCGATGATCTCGGGTGGGATGCCGTAGGCGTTGGCCACGTCGATCTTGACCTTGTCGCGGGCGTTGAGGTCGTCCACGTCGATGGGTTTGAACCCGTTGAGGGCGGTGGCATGCATGCCGTCGTCCAGGAGCATGCCGCCGCCGGCCCCGCTTTGCCCGCTGGTGAATTGCTTCATGCCGCGTTGGAAGCGTTCGCGGGAGGTGGCGTCGGGCCATGGCTTGTCGCGTTCGATGACGAGCGGGCTTCGGATGCCGTGCCGGTTGACTTCGGCGCGGTATTTCAGGCTCGCGTCGTATTCCTCGAGGATTTCCCGCAGGCGTCGGCGTTTGGGTTCGCCTTTGCCGCTGGCGAACGCATAGCCGACGTTCATGATGATGCCGTCCGTGTGGATGTCGAACCGGGCGGGGTTCGCGGGGTCGATCCATACCTTGGCGCCGGTGGGTTCGTCGAAGTCGTCGACGGTGGGCCTCCAGCGGCGGGCGGGGATGCGTTTCAATCGCAGGCCGTTGGCGGTTTGGTCGATGATGGCGAGGTACCGGTCGGCCAAGAGGCCGTCCTGGATGAGCGCGTACCAGAACATGCTGGGTGGTATGGCGGGGTTGCCGCTCGGGTTGGCGACGAGCATGGCCAGGGGGCCTTCCCTGACGCGGCTGCGTCCGCCGTCGGGTTCGCGTTTGTAGACCTTGAGGGGCAGGCTGCTGATCATGCGTGCGATGAAGTCGGTGACCTCGCGCAATGGGTGGCTTTTCACGCCGTGCCCGTCGGGTTCCGCGTCGTAGGAGAGGAGTGGCTGGCCGGCGTCGACGACTTCGATGTTGTTGGCGGCCGTCCAGTCGTTGAGCAGCCCGTTGTGTTCGAAGTAGAGTCCCGCCATCAGTCGGCCTCCGGTGCGATTTGGATGAAGTCGATGCGTGTTTCGGGCAGGAGGATCAGGCCGTCGGCGCCGGTGGCGCCGGTGACCGGGTCCACTACGCTGGCGTCCTTGAGTTCCAGCCATCCGCATGAGTATGCGGCGAGCCGGCCTCGCCAGGTGACGGTGTCGATGCGGGCGACGATGCGTCGTCCGATGGACCTGCGCAATGGGTGGCGTGAAAGCATGCTGGTTCCTTTCGTCAGAAGGTGAGGAGGTCGTATTGCTCGTATGCGCTGTGTTCCGGTTCGACCGGTTCGCAGGTTTCGAGCCCGTAGAGGGCTACGGTGATGGCGGCGACGCCGCTGATGTCGACGATCGACCGGCGTCGGTCCCATGCCTCGTTTTCGGCGATGACCTTGGTGACGCCGCCTTCGATGGCCTGGTCGACGAGTGGCTGTGGAGCGTGGATGAGCCGGTGTTCGCGCACGCGGTCTCGCAGGCGGCCGGTCGCGAGGCCGATGTGGCTGCCGTCGATCCCGTGGACGGTGAAGCCGAGCTGCTTCATGGGTTCGATGAATTCCATGGCGGGGCATCCTTTGGATTGGATGGCGACCTCCCACATGCCGGATTCCTCGGCCAGATGCTGCATGTATTCGGGCACCCACATCAGGCCTTTGCGGCGTTCGCGCAGGCTGACCACGGGGTTGCCGTTGGCGTCGAGCACGGCGGCGGCGATCCAGGTGTGGGATCGGTCGACGCTCACGTCGATTCCCCACACGGTGCGTGCACCGGTGGGGATTCGGATGTCGAATGGTTTGGCCAAGGTGTTCGTCCAATCGTTGGCGTCGATGTAGCCTTCGACCTTCGCGGTGACCCATTGGCAGAGGTCTTCGGTCCGGTAGCCGGCGTCGGTCATGCCGGGGATGTCGGCGAGCACGCCTTCCACTGTCTGCGAGCCGAATCCGATGCTGGGGTTGGATTGGAGTATCGCTTCCAGATCGTCCTTCGGGCAGTCGGGTTCGGCGCTCCATTCGAACAGTGCGAGGGAGCAGTCGTGGCGGCCTGCGTATTCGGCGGCGTCCATGAGTCCTGATTCGACGGTGCGGTGCCAGGAGTCGATGAATTCGAGTGCCGCGTCGCGCTGTTGGATGAGTACCACGCTGGTGCTGTCGCCCGCGTTGCTGATGCCCCAGAGTTGGCCGTTCCAGAAGCTCTTCATGGTCGGGCTCAGCGCGTTCCATGCGGCCCAGTCCTTCTGTTCTCGCAGTTCGTCCATGATGACTCGGGCTGCCGGCTTGCCTCGCGCGTTTTTCGCGGCGCGGATCTCGTAGACTGCGAGCGTTCGGCTTTTGATGTATTCCTTGCCGTTCGTGTCGCTCACTTTGGCGGTCGCGGCCTGCAGGGTGGGGATGGCGGCGGATTGTTCCTCGATGGTTTCGGGTTCGGGGTCGCACCAGAGTTTGACGCTGTTCCATGGTTCTCGGGCGATGTCGAGGTTCTGCGCGGTGCCGACGATCTTGAATCTCAACGGGGGCACGCGGTCGGGGTGGCGTTGGCTGTCCACGTGCAGCCACCATGAGGCGAGCACGCTGGCCACCAGGGTCTTGCCGTTCTGCCGGCCGACGAGCACGATGATGCGCCGGTACCGGTAGGTGATCCCGTCCTCCAACAGCTCCAACGCGTGGATGAGCAGCCACTGCTGCCACGGGTAGAGTTCGATGTGCAGGATCTGGCGAGCGTAGTCGATGACCTCGAAGCCCAAGGATGTGTCCGGGGTGAGCTCGCGCAGCGGCTTCGTCCACAGCCTCGGTTCGGTGCGGCCGTAATGCTTCGACATGGCTGCTCCGATCCTCCCAGGTCTAGATGCCGAACTTGCGGCGACGGAACGCCGTGAGCTCGTCCACCGGCTCGCTGTCCGATTCGGCCGCTGCGGCGCCGGCGTACTCCTTGAGCTGTTTCCTCGCCGCGGGCGTCGCGCCGAGCTCTCGCAGCACGTTCATCAGGTGAGGCACCAGATACAGGGCCTTGGTGACCTCCTGCCCCTGGCCGTGGCGCAGCGCGTAGTCGATCTGCCGGGCCACCGCCCGTCCGGTCGCCACCAATGCGGAATCCGCGTCGGTGATGGCCAGCGCCTTGAGCGTCGCCTCATAGCTGGCGGTGATGCCCTCATGATCGCCAGGCTTGTCCAATAGGCGCATGCGCTTCTCCGACAGGGACAGGCACGTGCTCATGGCCGCGGAATCACCCTGCTTGGCCAAGGGGTATTCGATCCTGAACATGGCGTCGATGCGTTCCAGCTCGAGCTGGCGTTCGGTGTCGTAGTCCTTGCCCTTGCGCTTCTCGGCCAGGGCACGGCGTATCGCCGCCTCGGCCGACGTGACGGTCTTGAAACCAAGCTCGTCACGAATCCTTTGCAACGGTTCGGCGCCCATGAACATGTCAAGAGCCCGCTGATCCTTGGAAGCACTCATAATCAACCCCCAATCAGCCGAACTGGCGGCAAAAACAACCCAATTACCAACCAAACGAACCGAGCCACCGGAAAACAACCGGAAAAATACGCCCCTCAGAAACGGCGGAATAAAACCGATTCCGAGCCATCGCGCGCGATAGGGTGGCCAGGTCAGGAGAGAGAGGTCTGGTGCGCGCGGGAGGGTGGGCCTACCGACATCGGTCTGCAAATCCGCACTCCCCTACCCCACCGGCGAGGCAATCACACACCCAACGACGTGTAAACGATCGCTCCGGACATGCGGAACGAGTCAAGCACCATGTCGATGTGCTCATTGCGCTCGCCGACATGCAGCACGGCGCTGGCGCGACGGCCACGGGCCGGACCGATGGGCGCGAAAGCTTCAAGCCTGCCTTGCTGCGCGGTCACCGATCGCAGGTGGCCGTTGTTGGCGATCGTTGGACGGAGCTTGGCCTTGCGCACGAGATGCCGGACGCTGTTGTATTCGGCGCGCACCGGTGCCATGTATCGGCCGATGATCAGTATCGTGCATGACGGATCCTCGTCGAGCATCATGGCCAATCGTTGGCAGATGCTGTGGTCGTTGTCCATGACGCAAGTCCTTTCGTATGTAGCTCATCACCACCAGGCGGGGATGACGTCGCCCAGATCGAGCCGAGGCTGGCCGGCGCCGCGCTCGCGGTTGCATTTGCGGTGTGAGTGGCGGAAGCCTGCGGGATCGTCCTGCAGGTCTGGATAGTCGCGCACCGGGTAATAATGGTCGAGCTCATGGCTCGCGTCCGTGGTGCCGGGCGGCACGCTGTAGTCGATGCGCTTGTGGCAGATCCAGCAATCGGCGGCGGGGCTTCCCTCGGAGTCCAGGCGCTTGCCTTCCTCGAAGAACGCCTGCTTGGCTTTCTCGAAAGCACGGTTATGCGTACGGTTGGAACTCATGCGCCGACCCTGAAGAATTTCGAGGAGATATACGAAAGGCCACCTCCATGATCTCATGGAAATGACCAACTATAGACATGTATACGTGGACAGTTCGCATTTGTCAAATCCCGTGAACAGATTCACCGATCACCCATCCTTGCGCACATGCGCTTGCCACACATCCCACACCAGGAACACCGGGCGCTCGCCGTCCATTCCCACCGGCTGGATAAGCCCGCGAGCGCCCCAATGTGAGATTGTGTTGCTCTTGATATCGATGCCCCATGGTTGTAGTAGGCGGCTGATTTCGGCTGCTGTTCCTCGTGATTCTCCGACTGCGAGTCTGAGCATGCTGGCGCGTTGGATGTCTTTGATGCGGTATTCTCCGGAGCATCTGTCGCATGCCTTGTACCCGGATTTAAGTTCGAGTTCGTCGCAGCGCAGTTCGAACCCGCAGGCTGGGCACCAGCCGATCATTTTGGTTTCCGGTGGCGGGTTGAGTGTGCGGTCGAGCCTGATGGCGGCCTGTCGGGTCAGTTCCACGATGGCGGGCATGTCGGGCCGGTTCAGGAGTCGTGGCTCGTAGCGCATGATGCCCTTGAGCAGTGAGACCGTGTCCATGTGCCGGTAGCGCAGGCCGATGGCCGTGGCCAGTGATTCGACGAGCCGGTCGATGTCCTGTCTGAGTTGCCATGCGCCCAGATTCAACGGGATCGGCGCCACGCTCCTCGTGCCGTGGCCGGAGTGGCGGGCCATCACGCTGGCCTTGCGTTCGGCGATCAGGCACAGCACCCCGTAACCGTCCGCCAGCGAGCGCAGGTCGTGGTGGAATCGTTTGGCGGTGGTGGTTGATGCCATGATGCCCCTCTGGTCTTGGTGGTGTGTTGGTTGCGTGTGGTTGGCATCAGGCCCGTGTCCATTGTCTCATGCCTGGTGTCGTTTTGCGGGTTATTGGAATACCCATATGGCGAGTTTGATGAGCAGGAGGATGACGGCTGTTCCCCATGCGGTGATGGTGACGCCGGTGACGATGTTGGTGAGGATGTCGTTGAATCGGTTTGGCTTGTGGTTCATCAGTGTCCTATTCGATGGTGTATTCGCGTGGGTGTTCGTCTCGCTGGTTTTGTCGTTTGATGCGGCTGATGAGTCGTTGGGCCGCGCGGTCGGCTCCGTGGCTGGTTAGGGCCCATGCGTGGTGTCGTCGTTCGTATTCGCGGTGGGTGCCGTCGGTGGCGAATTCGTTGATGACGATGTCGTATCCGATGTTGGTGCGGGTGATGGCGACTTTGTATGTGTGTTTCAATATTGCCATTGGGGTTCCTCCGGTATGTCGCGGACTTTGAATTGTCCTGCTGGCGTGACCCCCATCATGAGCGCGGTGTGGTTTTTGGTTTCGATTTCGATGGACTGCTTGACGCTCATTCCGTCCATCCTTTGTCGGCTCCGTCCGCGTGGGCCCAGTCGCAGGAGATGCCGGCGTTGCTGTTGTGTGCGATGCAGGTCACGCGTCGGCTGTCCGGCATGGTGATCGTGCAGGTTTCCCACTGGGCGTTGTAGGTGGAGCATTCGCTCTGCGTGACCGCTTCAGTGTGCTTGTCGGCCGACGAGTCGATGGGAGTGCCCTCGCAGCCTGCGAGCGCGGTGATGCAAAACATGATGGCGGCCAGTGCGAGAATGCGTTTGGCTAATGTAATTCGCTGGTTCACTGCTTATCCTCCGTTTCCGCCTGATCGTCGGTGATGTAGTTCTTGGGTGTGAGGGTGATGGTGATCTGGCAGTCGGCGGCGAGTGCCTGGTGGATGAGGCTGGTGATGTCCGCGTTGTTCATTGCGGATTCCTTTCGTTGGTTGGTTGTTTGGTTTGTCGGGTGACGGTCAGGCTGCGGATGTGTGGTTGGAGGATTGCAGTGCCGTGTTTGGGGTTGAGGGACAGGATGCGCAGTTGTCCGAGGCAGAGGTCTCGGTCGTGGAGCACGAACCGGGTGAGCTGGTATTCGGGGGTGAAGGGCGGGATGGCTTTGAGGTATCCGTCGATGATCGTGCCGTCCACGGTGGTGATGATGCACCGGTGGCCGTCGAGCTCTTCCGGCGTGGCGGTTCGCCAGTCGATGGTGGCTTGCACGCTGCCCATCATGCGGCCTCGTCCAGTTCGCCCCGGTCGATGGCCTGGCACAGGAGTTCCACGATGCGGGCCGCGTCGGTGCCTTGGGCGAGCAGGCGGGTGACGTGTGGCAGCCAACGCAGGCGCTCGCCGTCGTCGGGTTGGCGGTTTTTGAGTGGTGTGCTGGTGTCGAGGAGTTTGCGGGCTCGGTGTTCGAGTTCCGTGGCTTGGTCGGTGGGTGTGGTCGTGGTTTCGGTCGGGGTGCCGATGTTGAGTTCGCGGCCGCGTTTGACCCAGTTGCGCCATGCGGCGTCGAGGTCGTAGGGGATTTTTCCGTTGGCGCGGCATGTGTCCTTGAATTTTTCGAGCTCCCAGTCGGGGTCGAGTCCGTAGCCGGCGGCGAGCGCGGTGAGGTCTGGTGTCGGCTGGTAGAGGGCGAGCGCCTGTTTGCGGGAGTCGAACGTTTGTTCGATGGTTGTTTTTGTTTTTTGCGCGCGCGTACTCTCTCTTGGTGGTTCTAATGATGGTTCTTTAAGAGATTGGGTGTCATGGGTGACACCCCGTGGCGTCATGGGTGACACCCCGTGATGGTCATGGGTGACACCCCGTGTGGTCATGGGTGACACCCCGTGGTTGGGTTGCGGGGTGTCATGGGTGCTACCCCGTGAATCTGACGGGGTGTCACTGGTGCTACCCCGTTTTTTCGTGGTTTGCTTGTTCTTACGGTTTTTGTATTCGACGTGGTTGTGGCCGTCGAGGGTGATGTGGTAGACGTAGGGGCTTCGGTCTGCGCGGTAGCGGGTGCCGTAGTCTTCGTCTCGGGTGATGAGCCCGTGGTCTTCGAGGTAGCGCAGGGCTCGTTGCACGGTGCTTGCGCTGGCTTCGCCTTCGGCCATGAGCCGGTCGATGCTTGGCCATGCGCGGTTGTTCTCGTCCGCGTAGTCGCACAGGATCAACAGGAAGAGTTTGGCGGAGCGGTCGCCGACCTTGATTCTTTTCGCCCGCCCGTACAGCAGTGAGCTCATGATGTCACCTCTTGAGTAGTTTGAGGGCGGTCTGGTGGCCGGTGTCGGTCAGGCTCCAGTTGCCCTCGATGTCGGGTTGTATGAGTCCGCGTTCCTCCAGGCTGGCGAAGGTGCGCGAATTGTTTTCGTATGCGGGGTAGGCGTTGCGGTTGAGCATGGCGATCAGTGTTTCGACCATGGTCGGCGAGAGTCGTTGGCGTCTCATGGCATGTCCTCCACTCGGGCCCACAGTCGTCGGCTGGCCGATGACACCGCCTTGCGGGTTTCACGCAATCGGGCGAGCGTGATGGTCAGGTCTTCGAGCACGTCTTCGGGAGCGCCTTGGTCGCGCAGCCGGCCCGCGCTGGTGGCCAGCTGGTCGATCAGCATTCCCATGGCGTCGAGTTCGCCGCACGCGGCCGCCCATTTGCAGCGTTGGCGTGCCGTCTGGCGTCTACTCGGCATCGTTATCGTCGTCATGGTCGTCTCCTTCCTTCATGACCTCGATGAGACTGCCGGCGAGCGCCTGTGTTTCCGCGTCGCTGGGCTTGTATCCGAGCAGTTCGAGGGCTTGGTAGTAGTCGTTGATGCGTTGCAGGCTGTCCAGCTGGTTTTTGTTGGTCCATGCTCCGGGGTTGATGTCAGCTTCGCGGCGTGCGAGCAGGATGAGGATGAGTTGGAGTTGGCGTGTGTTGTCTGTGCGGGCTCGTCGGCGTAGTTCGTCGAGGTTTTTGCCTGTGGTTATGTGCCAGATGCCGTTGTCGGGGTCTTTGCCGGTGATGGGCAGTGGCGTGGTCATGCGGTTGTATGCGGCGATGGTCTTGTCTGACCAGTTGATGTCGCCGGAGCCTGCGGGGAACCGGTATTCGTCGTTGCCGAGGATTTCGCCGTCTACCAGGTGCAGGAGGGCCTGTTGCATCATGGGTTTCTTCCATGTGTTCTGGGTTTTATGGATCCATTCGGCTCGCAGGGCTTGGCTGGCATCGTGCAGTTCCCGTGCCTTCTTCGTCTGTTCGCGCGCGTAGGCTCGGCGTTGTTTTTCGGCTTGTTTCGCCCGGTTGGCGTTGTCGATCTGGTCTTGGGGGATGCGTTCGTAGACGATGGTCCTGTGGGCGGTTTCGTCAAGGCCGATGATGGCGTCGATGTTCGGCTTGTTGCCGATGAGCTTCTGCCATTGTTTTTCGAAGCTGGTGTTTTGGATGTTGGTGATGCAGGTTGAGTATTGGTAGCCTTCCGGCGCGTCATTCCACCAGTTCGAGGGTGCTTGGCAGGTTTTGAGTCCGGCGCGGTGCAGGTAGTCGAGCGCCTTGTTCATCCACACGGTTCCCTTGCGTTCCTCGCGGGCTTTGCGTACCGTCCAGTCCCAGTTGTTGGTTCCGGCCTGGCGTGCGAGTTCCTGCTGGGTGGTTTCGTCTCCTTGGAATTCGGCGAGCACGTCCAGGTCGGATAGTGACAGTTGGTTGAAGTCCTTGGCGAGGGCTCGGGTGAGGCGTGGGATGCCCGCGATTTTGAGGCGGCGGCGCACGAAGTCGGTGCTGCGGCCGGTCTTTTCGGCCATGTTCTCGATGCTGCTGCCCAGGTCGAGCAGTCCCTGATAGGCGTCGGCTTCCTCGATGGGTGTCAGGTCGTGGCGTTGCGTGTTCTCGATGACCATGAGCTCGCGTTCGTCCTTGGGCGAGAGTTCCATGATCCGGCATGGTACCTGTGCGAGTCCGGCCTGTTGGGAGGCGGCGAGCCTCCTGTGGCCGATGACCACCCTGTAATCGGTTGAATCGGCGATCGGGGTGACCACGAGCTCCTGCTGGATGCCGTGCGCGCGGATGCTGTCGGCGAGCGCGGTGATGTCTCCGATGTTCTTGCGGGGGTTGTTGGGGTTCGGCTTGAGTCGGGTGGTGTCGATGAGGGTGATGGTGGGGGTCATTTCGTGCGGGTCACGCTCCTTGGTTGATGGCTTCGGCGAGTGCTTGGGCGGTTTGTCGGATGCCGGGGTTTGGGGTGATGGTGGTGAGGTGGAGTGCGAGGTCGGCGACGAGTTGGGGGTATTCGTCGGTGTGGGCGAGGATGGTTATTCTGCTGTCTCCGTTTTCGATGTGGGTGGTGTTCCAGTCGGCGTCGGTCAAAGTGATGCCGGTGGTGTGTCCTGTGGTGTTGATGATGGTGCTCATTGGTTCTCGCGGTTCTCGTAGTTTTGTGGTTCCTGGTTGATGGTGTGGGGTCGGCGCTTGCGGCGGGCTTTCTGTCGTTGGTGTTCGATGGTTTGGCGGCGGGGCTTGTGTTTGCTCACTTGGTGGTGTCCTTTCGGTCGTGGGGGTGTTGGCGGAGCATGTCGGCGAGGCGTTGGCTTCGGCGTTGCAGGTTGTCGTGGATGGTTCGCCCGGCTGGGGTTGCGGGTTGCCAGTCGGGCAGTTCCGGCGTGCTGATGGGTCGGATGGTCAGGTAGACGCCTTCGGGGCGGGTTTCGTCGGCGTAGCGTTTGCTGATCTGCCAGTGGATGATGCGGCTGTCGTTGGAGATCACTCCCTCGCGGTTTCGGCCGGGGTATCGGCTGTTGGTGGTTTGGAGCGCGTCGCCGATGGCGCGTTGGAGTTTGTCGAGGTCGCCTCCTCCTGAGGTTTTCGCGGTCTGCCATGCGGGCAGGTCGTGGAGCTTGTCGGTTCGGGGCACTCGGATTTCGCCGGTGATGGAGATTGGGCAGTCGTAGGGTTTGAGTCCGCTGGCGGTCATCATGCTGACGGCCGTGCCGCGGATCGCGGCTTCCCAGGATTGCAGTCTTGCGTCGACGCTGACCGCTTTGCCGTGTTTGGTTCGCCATGGTTGGACGCTGCCTTTGGTGATGGGCGTGCCCTGCACGATGATGTCGAGCGGTTGGCCGTTGTTGTCGTTGCCGTTCATTGTTCGGCTCCCCGATATTGTGCGATGACGACGTAGCAGTCCTTGTGGCGGCGGTCGGGCGCGATTTCCACCCGGTATGAGCCCTTGGGCTGGAAGCCGACGATTTTCGCGTTGCGCAGGCGGCGGCGCAGTTCGAGGGCGCGGCGACGGCTTTTGCCTTCGGCGACGATGGCCGGACGGTCGGGGAATCGGCGCAATGCCTGCGCGATCCGCTTCCATTTGCTGGCGGTTCGCGCAGGGGTGGTCACGATGTCGTCGGGCCAGCGTTCGATGAACCGGACGCTGCGCAGCAGTTCCAGATCGGTGTCGGATGCGGTGGCGTCGCCTGTTTGGGGTGTTTCGAGCTTGCTGATCTCCGTTTCCACGGACTCCGCCGGGCCCAGTCCGAGATGCTTGAAATACTGTTCGCCTGTGATCGGTTCGGCGCCGGTCTCGGTCTGGGTTTGCGTGCTTTGCGTTTCCTCGGCTGGTTGTGGTGCCGGCGTCTCGGTGGCCTGTTCGGGCAGTGGCGATGGCGCCGTCTGGGGCTCGAGGCCGGGACGGTTGATGCCGTGTTTGCGGCAGTATCGGCCGACCGCTATCTTTTCGTTGGATTCCAGCGCGTCCCACCCTTGGTCGACGGCGATGCTGTAGAGCTGCTTGACTTCCTCGGTCGTGTATTTCGTGGTCATGATGCTCCTTAATTGGTCCATGGGTCATTGGCTGGTGCCGTATATTCGCCGTATTCGCCGGACTGCGGCGGCTGCGGTGTCGCGTGTTGGCCTCGCTGGATGCGGGTGATGGCGGTGGTGGCGCGTTGCAGGCTTGGTCCGATGTCTTCGATGACCCAGCGTGTGGACCAGCCGGTGCCGCCGTCGCGTTTCTCGTACTTGCTGGTCTGTGGGCGTACCGTGGCCATGATCTGGTCTCCCTTGCCGAGCGATGCCACGATGTGCTCGGCGAGTTCGCGCCATGCCTCGCACTGCCAGCTGGTGGGCGTGACATCGACCGGGTTGCCGGCCGTGTCCTTCTCCCAGCCGCTGGACAGGATGCGCAGGTTCACGACCGGTATCCCGTTGCCCGTGGTCCGGTATTCCGGGTCAGCGGCCAATCGGCCCCTGATGATCGAGATGCTTGGGTCTTTGGCCAAATCAGTCTCCCTTCGGTCCTTCCTGGTCTTCTTGGTCTGGATCTTCCTGGTATGTGGTGGATGGCAGCAGCACGCCGACGGTGAAGCAGTACATGCCGCCGAGCATCGGCTCTCCCCTGCCCTCGTGGGCCCCGACCAGCAGGAGAACCAGACCGGTGAGCGCGAGGATCAGGCCCGTGACGCGGATGATTCTGTCGCGCATGCCTATTCCTCGAATTGGGCGATGAATTCCTCCATCGCCTTGCGGGTGACACGTCGCCAGCTTCTGGTTCCCCGTCGGCTTGGCGGACGGAATGTGGTGAGAGTGCCGTTGTTCGCGGCGATGAGCAGTGCGTGATAGTCGATGTTCCACACCTTCGCGGCCGAGTTCAGCGTCCAGGATTCACGTTCGTTGAGCGGTGTCTGGTTGACGGGGATCCGCACGCCGTATTGGTCGGCGAGCGCCTTGCGGGTCTGTTTCGTGGTTTCGGCGCGCACTCCCTGCTCGTTGAGTCTGGTCATGAGGGCCACGTGTTCGAGGATCTTGGTTTCGTTCATTGCTGGTCCTCGCTTTCGGTGAGGTATGGTTCGAGTTTTTCCATCGCCCACGGGAGTGCGAGCAGTACGCCGCTGCCGAGATAGATGGTCAGGGCGATGGTGTTGCCGATCGGGTGGGAGCAGCCTTCGTGGGTGAGCAGCCATGCGAGGGCGAGCAGCATGATGACGGCGAGCGTGATGGTTTCACCGTTATGCTTTTGCTTTCGGGTTCGCATCGATGGTCACCCCCTTGGGCAGATAGTCGGCGAGTGTGATGGATGGCAGGAATCCCGCGTCCGTTTTGGCGTCCATCAGGAGCGCTTTGCCGATCTGGTCGGCGGCGGCGCTGCTCATGCTTCGGACGAAGTCAGGTATGTCTTCGGCCAGTTGAAGGCTCAGAAGGCTGCTGCCCTGTTCTCCGGCACCGTCGAGGGTGACTCGCGCGATCGGCGCGGTCATGCCCCCGATGCTTACGGTGAAGTCGAAGATGATAGGTTGGCCACTCATCACGCCACCTCCTTGGATGCTGTCACCGTAGAATCGTGCCTATGGGTGGTCTGGTTTCCTTCTTGCAGTGGGTTTGGTCGGGTATCGGTGGTTTGGGTGGATTTGTCGGTCTGCTTGGCGGCGGTTGCGGCGTCTTCGCCTTGTTCCAGACGGGCAAGTCGAATCTGCTCGCGAAGAAGGCGAACCGTATTGCGCAGGAAGCCAACAGGATCGCCGCTGACGCGAAGGGGGTCGCCGAGGAGGCCAACCGTCTTGCCGGCAAGGCGAACGAGATAAGCGCAGACGCGAATGCGATCAGCCAGAGGGCGTTGAGCGTTACCGCGGATCAGACGGTCTACAAATGGCGGGGTGAATTCGATGGCGAATCGTCGACCGTCTTCCTGCTCAACGACTGCCCCCACGAAGCATCTGACGTTCACGTGTTCGTCCGTCACGAAGACCAGACCATCATGGACAGGATCGTCGATAAAGTACCCGCGTTCGGCGAGATCCCGCTCAAGGACGAGCTGTTCACGCAGAAGGTAGTCGAAGACCAGCGTTCCATCGACAGGCTCAACTCCAGTGCCGGGTTCGTCTACATCGGGGTCGGCGGGTATGACGTCACCGTCCATGTCGCCTACACCACTGAGCTCGGGAGCAGACGCAGCAATACGATCAAGCATCGCCTGACCGACGGCCAACGCCATTGAATCCTTGCTGGACATCATGCCACTCCTCCCAATGAGAGCAGGAAATTGAATACGAGGAACGTGATCACGACCATCACGATGACGAACACGATGGGGTGATCATCCAAGAGGCGCATGAACAGAAGGAAGACAGCCACTAATACGGCAACGATTGTCAAGGCCACGACGAACACGGATGCCGTGAACGGCAATGTTTCGATGTACTTCTCGACCATCACATCTTCTTGTGGTCTGGGGTATCCCTTCGCCGGGCTAGATTGGAAAGCGCCAACCAAGCAACCAGCCCAACGAAGGGAAGAATGAAATGGAGCCATTGGAAGAACGTTCGAGCAGTGAAACGGTCAGGGACGGGGAACGTCATACGCCATCGTGGTACGTTCACTTCAACGGACATCGGCTCGGGCCGGTCTCCGATGCGAAGTTCAAGAAGATGGCGGACACTCTCATGTCCATCGTCAGAGAGGGAAAGCACCACGGGCTCGCGTTCACTCTTCCTGAGGATGGCCGTGATGTCTGCTGCATCTGGACTCCCGGCGTCCCGATCAGCTTCAAAGAGGCTGACAGTGAATCTGAATGACATCACGCCATCTCGCTTTCGGCGAGCGCTGGAATGGTGTTTTCGGCGGTGTCGAGCTTCTCAGCCATGGCAATGATTGAGGACAGAGGACGATGCGTCACGCCCGCAATGCGGCGCAGCTCGTCAAAGTTAAAAACACCGACATTGATTTTGCGGTTTAACGTGTTCCGAGGAATTTCTGCCCGATCAGCGAGCATAACTTGTGTCATTCCTGACTCATTGAGGACCTGCTTTATTGCAATCCCTAAATGCCTGTTTTCAAGCAAATATTGTTTCATATGAGACATGATAAAACCAAGATTGCGCTCTTCAAAACACGGCGTGTCTCATATGAAACAAGAATGCTTCATATGTAAGTAAAATGTCTCACATGCCAACAGGAAAGAAGACCGCGACGATTGAATCAAAGGCGCTTTCAATCGCAATCAAGAGAGCTATGGCCGTACGTGATTTCAAGACACGATCACTGGCTATCGAATCGGGAGTGCCTTATGGCACCCTCCGACGCATCCTTGAGCTCAATACAGTCGCCGACTATGAACAACTCAGGAAGATTGCGGAAGCATTGCGCATGCCGCTCTCTTCCATCATCGCCGACGCCGAGCACCTTACAAAAGACGCAGGGGTCATCGAAGATTACCAAGCTACCGATAACCGAGAAACTTCGAGTGACCATGAGAACATCGACATCGACGCATGGGCCGACCGGATCAAGGCCGAAGATTCCATACACAATAATTAGTAGTCCACAGTCGCCGAATAAACAAAACGCCCCGGTCGCTCGTTATGAGCGCCGGGGTATTTTGTCATATCTCGTAGGCCTCTATGGTGAGGCTGGTGTAGTAGCGGCTAACGAGTATTTTCAATCGCTTGCCAACAAGTGGCTCAGATGCAAAGTATGCGGCCGTCGACCGCGCCGTGATTTCCGAGAGCAAGACACCTCCGCTTTTGAGTGCAAAGTGCGGTTTTGCCTGCGATCCTTCCGGCACCGGTAGCTGTTCGACAGTGGCCTCGAAAGCGATGAACCCTTCGTCGGGAATTCTAGGACCATTCCAGTTGTTCTCCGAGACGCGGAATATTGCCGTTGCGGCGACCACATCCGCTCCATATGCTTGTCGCTGTTCGTATTCCTTGAGCGAGGCGTTACCAGTTTCGCTTTCCTTCGCCTCTTCCAGCGTTGGCACCATGACGTAGATTTCGGGAACGCCTGTTTGGTACCATCCTTGGCGCATGGCCACGAGTTCCACATTTTTCGCGCCAGATTCAAGGATTGCACGAATGTGGATTACCGCGATGTGGTTGAAGAGAACGCCGAACGGTTTCCCTTTGCATTCGACCGCATACCCATCATCCACGCCGCTGCGCCATTGTCTTCCGTTAAGTCGACTTTTCAGCGTTATCGGACGGGTAACAACGCTGATTTTTTCGGCACGCCCCTCTTTGAGCTTGAGTATGGGGCGTGGGTCGTAGACGTAGATTGTGGCAGGGTATGAACCGGAGACGGTTTCGGTTTCCCGAGTCACCGACACTGACAGAGTTTTTGGCGGGATGATGATCGGCGACGGCGATATCGTCCTTGACAACGCAGAACTTTGTCCCGTTTCTCGACGAGCCGACACTAACGCTTCACCATCCTCTACCTCGACGCCGGCGAGCGCAGGCGATGTTTCATCATTGGGCTGTGCATGTCCGTGGTTTGCGCGTCCGTCCCAGTGACCATTGGCTGCTCGTTTTCGCTCGTGTTCGTTATCCTCGTCCAGCACGATGCTGGGGTCTTTTGCGGCCCTGGCGGCGCGTTGTTCGGCTCGAATCTTCTCGGGGTCGTGGATCATGTCGCCGACGACCCACAGCATCCATCCGACGAATGCGATGATTAGCGCGATTATGGTGCATGTCAGGAAATCGGTGCTCAATCCGCCAACGAAAATCAGCAGGGCGAATATCCATACTCCGATTGCCAGAATCCGGAATATGACCATACCGATGGTTCTGGGCATCGACGCCTTTCGCTTGGCCTGACGTTTTCCGGGCATCATGCCTCCAACCTCTTTGTTCGTTCGGCCGACTCGATGCGGCTATGTTTAGATTCTACCGCCGTCTTTTGGCATCATTCCGCCACTTCATCTGCCGACAGGGGTTTCGACCGCCATCGATACGCTGTCACGTTCCTTAAATCATCTATGACTATCCGCGGTCGCAGTTCAGGTCGGCATTGCGTTTCTGTATTCCGGTCGAATCGGTCGGCGGCATCACATAGCGCAAGACACAGTTCCTCGACGGATACGACGAGGCTGTACTCCGCGTTTTCCTCGTCGTCATGTTCCCACGTCTTGCCGAGTTTCGAACTCAGTCCAATACGCAATGAGAACGAGACGTGTTCAAGATTGACGTCATTCCGCATCAGCCTCCCTTGGTCATCCAACTCGTACAGGTATTTGGTCTCCATATTGGCATCGCCGTTGTGAAGCAGTTCGCAGCGCAGCTTGTAACATGCAAGGGCATCAAAGGCCGGCATCGGGTCCTTACCCATTCTTGAGCTAAGGGCATATCCACAGTATTGCCGGTACCAGTCCATGTATCTTTTCCCGACTTTTTTCTCTTCCGGAAAGGCAATCTGCCCGTAGGCATCCGGAATTGTGAGCGAAAGAGCTAGGGCGGCGCCATAGCATTCCGCCTGCAGCGTCTTCCTTACCTCATCGGCAAGGCTTATCTCCATAGGGTTCATCATCTGCGATGCAAGTCTTCTATTCCCTGTCGGCATCATGCCTCCAACCTCGTTGTTCGTTCAGCCAACTCGATGCGGCTTGATTAGATTCTACCGCCGCATATACGGAATCGCCCCGGCCTCTCTCTGCGAGCGCCGGGGCGGTTTTCAGTTATCTTTGTCCGCCAATGCTTTGGCGATGTATGTCATGGTGTCTTTTTCCAGTTGGGTTTGTTTTGGGTTTTGTTTTTCGGCTTCACGGTCACGGTGTTTGTCGTGGAAGGGGAAGAGGTTGCGTGCGATGACCCATAGGATGCCGACGACTTCTCCGAGGCTTGTTGCCATCCAGGAGATGATGACGACCGGGGATTCTTTGTCGGTGTGGATCATGTATGCGACGTATTCGGAGACGATGGCGTTGCAGTTCCAGAGCTGGATGCCGACGAATACGATTGCAGTCACCGCGAGTATTCCTCGCAGGATGATGGATAGCCATCGTCTTGCGTTCCGCGCCTTAAGTCTTTTGATTTTCTGGGCTTGTTCCTCGAGCTCCTGTTCTTTTTGTCGATTCAGGAGTTTTGCTCGTTCGAGGTTGAATTCGAGGGCCGTTTCGGTGGTTTCGTCGTCGGCGTCCAATATGGAGGCGGTTCGAGGACTCGGAGTTGTCCCGTTTTCGGTGGTTGTCGCGGTGTCGTCGGCGTTCTCTTCTTCCTTGACGGAATCGGGAGTGGAGGAGAACGCCTTGCTGTAGGCGGCCATCAGCTGGCGGAATGATTCCGAGGCGTCAGCGTTTTGCTTGTTTGTCACGGGCTGGGTTCCTTAGCGGAGTCCGAGTTTCGCGATGCGCAGGTCCATGGATCGCTGCGAGACGTTGAACGCTTCGGCCAGTTGTTCCGGGGTCATGCCCTGTGCCCAGAATTGCCGGACCGCGGAGGCCGGCATGAGGAGCGCCGCGGCGAATCCGTTCGCCCAACGCTCGTCGGGTTCCGTTCCCTTCGATGAACGCTCGTCTCGGTAGTCGATCTCACCGCCCTCGTCGCCCAATGCGTATTTTTGGTATTTCTGCACATAATGGCCGATTTCATGGGCAAGGGTGAAGCGTCGGCGGTGTGTATGGGCGAGCGCGTCGACCACGACTTTGCATGGGCGGCCCGCTTCTTTGACGATCATGCCGTCCGTGCCGCTATCAAGTAACAGGTACTGCACTTCCAACCCCAAGCGTTCCGCCACTTGGCGCACGTCGATGGGTATGTTGATCCGGTTGCCGTCCATGGCGATGGTCTTCATCAGCGTCTCCGCGGCAGCGGTGGCGGTGGCTCCGGTGTTCTCGATGATCGGGCGCACAGAGGGAGTGGCTTCAGTCATATTATCCGTTGCGGCCAATATACGGGTCACCTCCCATCATGCACGCGCGGCAGCCACTGAAACCACCGTAATCCACCTAGACACTCCTGCTATTTTCCTAAAAAATGTGGACAAATGTGCATAATTCCGCTCTCAAGCAGACATGCTCCAAAGGCACATCACGCCCGGCATCTCCTTGGCCAATTCATTGCAGCACATCATTTTCCGTCGTTTCAGCTTGCATAACTTACTTAATTGAGCTATAATTATTATGTAAGCGAAAGCAGAACAGTGGAAGGAGGTGAGACATGGATGAGATCTGGAAAGCGATAGAAGCCATCGGCTCCCTGCTGGTCGGAATCGCCGCAGTCATCGCGGCGGTGAAATCCAAAGGCAACGAGCCACCACCCGCACCGAAGCCCAAGCCGCCGCACATACGGCGAAGGCCTCGCCGGTAGTACAAGAGCCGCAGATTCCGAATAGTCCTAGTATCCGGAGCTGCGGCTCCCTATCCCCAGACTAATCCATGGAGCATCATGAACACAACAAACGCATACAGGCTCGTCTCGCTGATATGTGGCGCGATGTGCCTCATTCTCGCCATCGGCGGTCAGGCCATCGCGGCCGGAACCTTCGGCATGGCCGCCGGAGTGTTCGGCTATCTGTCGGGAGGCCGGAAATGAGCACCGCAAGATATCTCAGCCTCAAGGAGGTCGGCGAGCGCATCGGCACGAGCAATCCGGCCGCGAGGGGGTATCATCTGCCGGAACCGGACGCACTGATCGGCACGACTCGCGGCTGGCTTCCGGAGACAATCGATGCGTGGAACGCCGCCCGCCCCGGTCGTGGTGCGGGCGGCGGAAGGCCGCGCAAGAATCGCAATCAGGCCGATTCTCCCACCGCCTGACGAGCCTTGTCGGCGAGCGCCGCAAGGCTTGCGGCGGACCAGTGGGTGTATCCGGCCGTCGTGCTGATTTTTGCGTGGCCCATCATCGCTTTTCTCGCGTCTTCCGGGGCTCCGGCTTCGGCGAGGTGCGTGGAGAAGAAGTGGCGGGCGCTTCGGATGGTGACGTAGGGCAATCCGGCGTCTTCGAGAGAGCGTTTCCAGCGGCGGCGTTCCACGGTGTTGGTGAGCGGGTGTCCCTCGCGCGTGAATATGAGCTGGCCGGGCTGGCATTGCCTGCGTCCGACGAGCGCCCAGAGTCCGAGCCACGTCTGGTTGCTGACGGGCACGAACCGGTTGCCCTGCTTGCTTTTCGGTTCGACGAGCCAGAAGCATCCCTCGTAATGGCGGGAGCGGAGCCAGTTGGGCACTTCTGCATCGGATCTGAAGCGTTGGAGCTCCCACATGATCTGGATTCCGTGCACACCGTCGACGGTGGCGAGCTCTTCGGGCAGGATGGCGAATCTTTCGGCCTCTCTCATGCCGGTCTCGAACATGATGTTCCACATGAGGCTCCACATTTCGCGGTCGTCGTCGGTATCTGCCAGGTGGCTGTATTTGCGACGCTTGGGGTCGAGTGCGGCCTGCGCCGCCTGGGCCGGCTGTCCGGGTTCGAGGATTTGGGTGGCCTGCGACTCGTAGCGCGGCGGCGTTGCGGCGAGCGCCGGGTTCGATGGGATGAGGCGTTCGCGGACCGCTGCGTCGAGCACCTGCCTGAGTCTGAGATAGTGGTTGTGGACGGTTTTGCTTCGGTGTTCCTTGGCGAGTTTGGCGCACATTCCGTCGATGGTGGCGGGGGTTATTCTGTCGAGTCGCATTCCGCCGATGACGCTGCGGATGGTGTTGCAGTCGGATCGGTAGGTTTCGAGGGTGCGGGGTTTGACGTTGGGCGCGATGGTATTGAGCCATCGCTCCATCCATTCGTCGAGCGTTGGGGTTCCGGCCAGGGGCATATCGCCCTCGCGCTGCAGTCTTTTGATTTTTTCTTGGAGCCGTTGCCGCGCGGCGGTCTTGGTGGGGGCCTGCGCCTCGACCATGCGGCGTTTGCCGGTGCGCGGGTTTGGTGCGATTTCTTTGCGCGCGTGCCAGGTTCCTCGTTGATCCTGCCATTCGCTGCCGCTTCCCCGCGGCCTGCGTGGAGGTGTTTTGGACGTCGTTGTTTGGTTCTGTGCGGGCATCAT